GCGGATTTAATTGATCTAACGCTCCTTGTAAAGACATGAGTGTTGCAGTAAGATCTCCAGCATTGTTATTTACTATACCTAATAAATCAATGCCTAATGCTTGAAACTTACCTACCGCAACATCTGTTGGGTTAATTAAAGATGCTAGTGCAGATTTTAAAGCGTTTGCTCCTTCTGCCGCATTAATTCCGCCTTCTCTCATTGCTGTTAAATATAAAGCTAAATCTTGTACGTCTCCACCAAGACCTTTAACAATAGGTCCCGCCTTGGGAATTGCTTCTACTAAGTCATTTAGGGTTGTTGATGTCTGGTTTTCAACTGCGTTAAGAAAGTTAATTGATTCAGCTAATTCTTCTGTGTTAGATTTAAATGCAGATTGAATTGCAAGTGTCGCCTTCATGGCTTCTTGTCTATCTACTTCACCAAGTACTGCAAGTCTGGTTGTTTCTTTAATGGACCCTAGCAGCTCATCTCCAGTTTTACCAGTTGCTGCAATATCAGCGGCTAGACCGATAGTTTCTTTAAATGAAACTCCCATTGCTGATGAAATTTCTCTAGCTGTTTGAATAACATCATCTCTTACTTTTCCAAGCTCCGCCGAAGAAGTTCCTGCAACGTCCCCATAAACCTTTGTTAATCTTACTAATTCCTGATCTGCTTCTCTAAATGCTTTTGCTGCTGCGTTACCGAATGCAACTAATGGCACAGTAAGTCCAACTGTAAGCTGGCGTCCTGTCCACTGAGTGTTTTTACCGAAGTTAATAATCTGTCCAGCACCATCCTGGACAACCTTATTCATAATCTGAAGTTCTGTTCTTGCTATTGCCGCAGCATTCTTTACTGTATCAAGTCCTCTGGGAACCTGAACATTGAACTGCATAAGTCCTTGTGCGTTTCTTCCAAGTGGTTGTAGTACTGAATTTTGTAATGCTACCTGCTGTTTTGCTAGGTCTCTAATAAGTCCGCCAGAAGTTTTAGTTTGATCTCTAAATGCGTTAAAGTATTGATTTAACTTTAGTTTTCCGCCGTCAAGATTCTTACCAAACTTTTCTACGTCTGAAGTAAGGCTTACGAAGTGTGTAGAAAACTGACCTGTACTTCTTAATGTGTCAGAGAACGATCTATTCATGACGGCAATTTGATTTGCCATCATCTTATTAGAGCTAGCTAATTTTTCTTGTAATTTTGATAGGCTGGCAGTAACCTTATGCACATCGGCAATAAGGGCTGAAAAGTCGGCATTAGCGACTATACGGGTACTGATTGTTTCGTCAGCCATTTATATTCAGATTACTCCTTAACATATCCTAGTCCTTCTCCAATTCCGAAACCAGCTTGTGCTGCGAATCTTCCTTGAAGTGATACAACATCATCTGCGCTGGTAGTTATACCTGCTGCTCTTAGTTGTATTTCTTCAAAACTAGAAGCCTTCTTTTCTTCTTCGTACTCGCCCATATCTACTCCAGTTAAAGAAGCTTGAAACTTTTTACTGTCGTAATCTCTTTTCTTTAAAGCTTTTAAAGTATTTACAAGTTCTGGCATTGAAAGACTTTCTTCTAATTCCTGGTAATTCTTCCAGTGTCCTAGTAAAAAAACTTCACCCTCTAAGGCGGCTAAGTCTAGTTCTGACCAGCCAGAACCGCTGCCGCTAGTAGGTTTGGGTCGTCAAGCTTGATCCCTCCGCAAACTTCTAGAATGCGATTCATGGTTGGAACATCTAAGGCGTTCTCAAATGCTTCTCTATCTGCTACCAATTCTGGTAGTTGTTTTTCTATTGCAATTGCACAGGCATCGATCAAGATGTTTAGTGTGTCATCTTCTGTTTGTGATTCTGCCGTCTTCTTAATTGCTAGCATAAACTTACGAAGCTCTGCTATTGATAGTGGCTTTAGCTTTACGGTCTGCCCGTTTTGAAGCTGTACCTCTTCTACGCTATATACTGTTGTTGCCAATTTAGGTCCTCCTAGGATCTACTCATAAACATTATACTAAAAGAAATATACTAATACAACCACAAAACCCCCAATTTCTTGGGGGCTTTGGGTATAGCTAATAAACTAAATTATTATGCTACTAGAACACGGTCAATAATCTTGCCGTACTCAGAGCCAGCATAGCTAGCATCTGGTAGTAAACGGAAGGTTACTGGGAATGTTGTTGGAGTTGTACGTGCAAGTGAGAATTGTGACTGTTGTACAGACAATACCCGACGAGCATAGTATACACGCTCTGATGTTGTTGAAGTTGCTGTTGGAGCTAGTCCGACTGCAACTAGCTGACGCTCTGTTGGGGCTGCACCAAGTGCACCTGCCTCTAGACCAAGAGTGTCTTTCTTTGAAGTTCCTGTGCCTGTTGTTGATAGAGATGATGCATTCTGTCCAAATACTGTTGCAATGTTCTCAAGAGTACCTTCTGACATTTCTGTTGCAATCATAACTTCCATTGCTGACTTGAACAGCTTAGCTGTATCAAGCAACTGATCTACAGTTACTGAGTCATATGTTGGGTTGTATGTGATTTGAAGACCGTTGTTAGTAAAACCAACGTTACGATATCCAAATAGTCCTGCAGTTTGTGTAACAGCGTTAAGCGAAGTTGTATAAGATACACCTGTTGCAAATGCTGGTACGCCAACTGTGTTAGCTGCTGAAGCAATTGCTACTCCTGCTTCTGCGTTTGAGATGTAATCTGCGTCGTTTACGTCAATAGTTGACAAGAACAACGGGGATGCACCGACAAGAATATTTCTAGCATTACCTACGGATTGTGCCATAGTTTTGTTTCCTCCTATATTTCAATATATATATATTTAAATCTTAAATTCAAGCTGGCTAGGCTTCTTTCCTCTTAGGATAAGTTTATAATATTATGGGTAAAAAGGCAAACCTTAGAGGAACCTGCCCACATCGTCTGTAATCCTGGAGTACTTTATTTCCAGGATAATCTCGGATGAGAAAAATCCCTGAAGTTCCTCTGACGGAGCCGTTGGGGATATATCTGCTATATAGACGCTATGGAATTTGAACTTATTTGAAAGTCCTACCCATTTGTTTATATCTTGAGCTGAGCTATCCATTCTTCTAAACTCATCTGTCATATAGTTTCTAATTTCATTAATATCTGCCACCGAAGTTGAATATACGGTAAATAGAATCTGCTCACAGCATATTAGCCAGTTGTCCTCATAGGACATCCCAATCTTGTCATAGACAATATGCTTCTTGCCGCTTAAAAATTGATTTAGTTCTGGTGCCTGTTGGACTGGAATAATTGGGATAATGTTCTCGTTTAAGTTATCGCTCCAATAGTCATTCTCGTCAAAGATGTCTCTCGTATAAAGTTCTTTCCATAGATACTTTCTTAGCTCTAGCATTGCGTCTAATTTATAGTTAGCCGTCACATTGCACCTCCAAATGATAAGGTCAGTGCTGAATCAGCCTGAGACCTTATTGTATTTGCTGAAAAAGAATACTTAACTCTTTTAATATCTGATGGTACTCCAAGTGCTTTTGACATACTTGAATTAAATAGTCTTTGGAATCCAGATTTTTTAATTGAATCATTTACTAGCCTGCCGCTAAAAAATCTTGAGTGAGCCAATGTAAATTGATTACGTGCCCCAGATCCACCAGGACGTCTAACAGTAACTGATGCACCTTTAGGCATAAATACTGTTTCTCCGTCAATTTCAAATACAAGTCTATCTGCATTCTTTGGTCTAATTACTAGGGGCTCTCCCTTTTCCATAATTGAAGCTTTGTTTATAAACATATGTCTGCGTTTTCCAGTTGATGCTGGCACCATTGATTTAGATGGTAGGAATGAATAATTAATTCCAAATGAAAGTCCGACCTGCCCAGTCTTATTTAATTTAAATAGTCTTGCTGATTTGTTACCAGTTTTCTTCCATTCATAAACATGGTGTAAAGATTTAGGCTTGCTTCTAGCAAGTGCGTCTATATAGTTTCCAAAATCAAGGTTTATCTGATCAAATATAAGTTTGCTAAATGCATTTTGAAATGCCTTGTTTGTTGTTAGTTTAGCTATGACTGCTGCTTCATAGTATACGTACGCTGATATTTGAGCTACTGTGCTATCTTTCAACACACCCTTTTGATTTGCATACATCATTCTTTCAAGTCCGCTTGCTGCTTGAATCAGCATTCCGCTATTGTCCAATTTGCTGATTCTCCGATCTCTTTAAGGATGAGCTATAAGCAATAACTCTTCCAAAAGGATCTGTCATGGGAGTTGTTCCCATTATTTCAAATACCGTGGGGGTATCGTTTGGATAATTAATTTCTTGCCAGATTACATTGTTATCAGCATCTCTTATGTTTGTAACCTTTTCTCTGGCTGTTAATTTTTCTGCTGTTCTTATTTGAATTACTTGATCGTCCATATACTTGTTTGAAAAAACTTGTTTGTTCCCAGAGCCTGATGTGGCCGTATTGCTAATTATTCCTTTAGCATGGCAGGATAGAGTTCTGTGATAATTCCAGTTTTTTAGGATTGCTCCAGTTTCGGTATCTTGAATTTCAGACTGTCTATAAACATCTAAATTCATAGACAAGACAGAGTCTACGATGCTAGTCATTATATAATCTCTGCTTTAATTGTTAGGACATAGTCGGCTAGAAGATTATCTGCTAGGGCGTTACCTGTGCCAGTATACGCACTTCCTGTATATTCAAAGTCCCAGTCAAATGTTGATATAGACTTTACGTACTTGTTACGCCATACAGTATCTTTGGAAAAATAATCTTTCATTAATTCAGCTGCTGCTAGTTCTACGTTTTCAGGAACTTTGGCCCAGCCAAATCTTGCAAATACTTTGTAGGGAACTCCAGAGTGAAACACTCCTGAATAATCGTGAATACTTGGGGGAACCATTCCGTTAGCAGTATATACGGTATTGTCTACAATTCCTGCTCTATTAATTCTAATCCCATATCCGCTTTCAGAAATTTGAACTGGGAAGTTCCAGTTGTCAATATTATTA